GATAACGATTAAAGAGATTTGAAGTTCTCTTTCAGTATTTGTTTGAATTAATGTTTTGAAGTTACTTACAATATCATAATCAAGGTTTCTAAAAACATAAATTACGCGATCTACGTCCTTTGTATCGGAACGTAAGCATCGCGTAATTTCATTTATTATAGTTAATCCAATAATTGAGTCATTCGGATCTCCACAGTACGGGTCAGCTTTAATAAGTTTATTTTTAATACTAAAAAAGTCGATTATTTTAGTCGACTCTTTTATTGTACCTTTAATAAACCTGTTAAAATCTCTTCGTGATGGGCACCAAATGCAATCAATTTGTAGGTTGTTCATTAACTGTTAACTTGCCACCCGATAATCTTTTAAGATCGGACTTAATAGCTTCTATTTTTTCATTTTTATCTTTATCATTTGGAATATAATCATTTCCCCATGATTCGATAATTTTGATTTGGTTTTTACTTTTGGAATTACCAAAAGAAAGACCTATGTCGATGCATAAATCTTCAATGAATTTAATTTTGGAAATTTGGTCAGAGAAATCATATACTATTGTTGATTCATAACTTTCTCCTCCAGCATTAATATTATCATCTACTACTGTTTTAATAACACCATTATCTGCTAGTGTTATTTTAACTATTTGCATTTAGTCTTTCTATTAGTGAATCTTTAGCGTCCTTCATTAATTTTCTAGCAGCTTTTTTATCTTCTCTAAGAGTTTGTTTATTTTTAACAGATGATATGAAAAATGCTTCACTTAGCATTTCAATTTCTGCATCATTATACCCAATTTGTTTCCAGGTCTCTTTCAAACTTTCAGCTTTTTGGCCTAATTGTTCTTCTAGCTGGTCCATTATCTTTTTTTCATGGGCTTCTTTTGCTTCTTTAGAACTTGCGCGTAAACTTTCTCTTAGTTGAATTCCTTCAGGAGAAAGAGGACTTAGCATGTTCTTAATTTTTAAATAACCCATCGCGCTCAATTGAGCTCTTCTTTGTCTTCTAGAGACCGTTGCTGTTTTAGTCATTATAGTAATTGTTTATAAAAATTGATACTTCTTCAGTTAGATATTCTTGTAGTTTATTTATCTCAATTTGAGAGACTGCCACTTTTGCAATGGTCTTAATTAATTCTTCTCTATCCTCATCTGCGTTATCTATTAGCATCTCAAATACCTTTTTATTTGGTATGTTTAGATTAATTTTAGCTTCAAAGGGTTCAACGTTCTTTTTAGAAAGTTTGTTAACTAATTGTTCTAACGGAGATTCTTTAGGTTCAACGTGGACTATTTTAGTATCTGTTGGTTTTTCGTTTTGAGTTACTTTAATTCCTTGCGCCATTCCAGATAATTGATCTATTCCTGGAAATGGAATTACACCATCTATAATTTCTTCTAGAAATTCAGGTAAAACTTCATTAAATATTCTACTACCATCTGTGAAGTTTGTAAATTCTCCATCGTTTGATTCGACTTCAACTATTTTACCGAAGTCATCTCCAGCTTTCCATTGATATTTTTTTACAGCGTCTTTCACTAGTTCCATTTTTAATGTATTTTTATAATTATATTGCTTTTTGAAAAAATGTTTCTTAGTCCAATTCAAAAAAGACTGAATCACTTTCATTTTGATATTTGTTTTTAAATTTATCTATGTAATCTACAGACTTTGAACTACCAATTAATGCATCGACGTTTTTCACATATCTTACATAAAATAGTTCACTGCCATTATTTTTAAGAAATTGTTTTAACTCTTTCTTTGCCGGTACAAATATATTATTAATGCTCATTCCACGTTATTACTTGTTCAACTTCAATTTCTGCCCTTTTAAGTAGTTCAACACCACTCATATCTCTATAATCTTCTGTGTAGTATACCTTTTTAATTCCGGCCTGTATTATTAATTTTGCACAATCAAAACATGGACATGTTGTAGTATATAAATCAGCTCCTTCGCAGCTCATTGTAGATTTTGCAACTTTCATAATTGCATTAGATTCTGCATGTAGAACTTCTCGTTTAGTAATACTTCTATAGCACGTGCAGCTATTGTCGTGGGGAATTGTCCAACCCATATCTTCTAACATTTCGGCAGCGGCTGGATTATCATAGTGTCTAGTTTCAATGTCTTCGCATTCATTTTCGAATCCATGGGGAGTACCATTGTAGCCAAATGAAATTACTTGTTTGTCTTTAACAATAACGCATCCTACCTTTCTGCGTTCAGCATAACTAAGTTTTGCGAACTGATATGCAACTTGCATATAAATTATCTCTGTCGGAATTTTTGGCATAAAAAAAGTCTATATATGTTTATTATATATAGACTTTTTATTTAGTTTACCGGTTGGACCGGATTTCTTTAATTTATATCGTCAGCATCAGTAGCTGCGGTGGCCTCTTTATTTTCATTAATTTTCTTACTGAAAGCCTCGCTCATTTTGTTTAAGCATGCCTCATAAGCTTCAGAAGCCATGTCTTTTTTCATTTCTTTAACACAATTAGCTGCCATACCTGCAACAAGTGCTGCATTTTCAGCCATATATGTTTCTACAGTATGCTCATCGTGTGCATCTTCTTCCCATGCTTTAGCCTCTGCAATAACTGCCTCGTAGCAATCTTTTAATAGTTCTGAAACAGGTTTAGTCTCTTCTTTAATTTCTTCAGCGTCATCTCCAATGTTTGCTTCGCCAGCTTCGTCTAATCCTTGAACCTCTTCTGCTTCCTCTTCTGTTTCTTCTTCAGATTTAACATCAGGAGTTCCTTTAGCAACAACGTCTGCTTCTATTTCTTCGGCTCTGTCCATTTCTGAGACAAATTCTTCGAATTTTTTAATACTTGCCATAATATATTTGTATTTTTGTTTAGATTTTATATATCTTTATTTTTTAAATAATTAAAACTGTCTGAAAGAAAGTAGTCTCGAAGTTTTAGATAGTGTATCAATATAAAGATTATTGAACCTCCTGGCATTACAATTATTGTTGCTAATCCTATTGTCTTAACCAGATTTTTTAATTGTTTTGCAAATTTCTTACCCTCTTCATCAGTTAATACTCTACGTTCTATAACACATGTCGTTAAAAGTTTAGACATTGATTTTGTTTCAATACCTTCTTTTTTAAGAGCTTCTAAAAATAAGTTAACATCCTTTTTTAGTTTGTCTAACTCAATTGTTTTATTTTTCACAGAGTATATATTCTTTTTGGTATTTTTGAAGAGCCAATTCTTTTGCTTTTGCCTCGATTTCTATATCTATTTCCATTCCATAGGTGTCAATAAATTCATATAGATAATCGGCATGCGCTCGTATAATAGAAGTAGGGTCTTCGTGCAGTTTTTTGGCACTTGAGTAGTGACATAGTTGACGAATACCATCTGGCCATGTGGACGCTGCTAAACGAATGGCTTCTTCTTCAGGCATCGGATCATTGTAGCATCTATGATGATGGTAATCAAATGTGATAGGTGTACCTATTGCTTGATAGATTCGGTAAAGGTCGCTTACTGAATATTGTGCAGGTTTATCGTCGTTTTCGAGGATTAAACGGGACTGAGCAGAAGGTGATAACAATTTAAAGTTTTCGATGAATCGTAATATAGCAGCTTCTTTGTCGCCATACGAACCTCCAACATGGATATTCATCGGATAGAATTGATTTACCGGAAGACCCATAGTATCTAATATGAATGCAGACTGATTAAGTTCTTTTATGGTAGCATCGACAGTTTTTTGAGTTGGGCTTGGAAGCACGCAAAACTGACCAGGATGGAAACCAACACGTTGACCGTATTTTAGTACAAGAGTACCTGCGCCTTTTAATAGATTTGCAATAGTCTCCCAATTTGGTAAATCTGTAAGTTCGTATTCAGACATCCATGGAAACATATTAGACGACATACGGTATACTTTGATTCCGTTTTTATGATTCCACTTAATGATTTCTATCACATCACGGATATTTGCTTCTGCAAGTTCTCCAGCATATTTGATACCCTTTGCAGCAAAGGTTTTTTTAATCATTGAACGCCCGATTTTAATACCACTCTTGTCTAGAGTTAGATTTATACAACAATATCCGTAGTTAGCTCCCATGTATTTTATATTAAGTTAATTTAAAAAGTTTAATCCCATTCTTTTTCAAAAGCGTACCAGTGGTCGGCGCTTGCACAATCTCGCATAGCTTCTAAAATTATCTGGTCTAGTTCTGTGCCAGATAGAGAATTCACAAATGATTCGATATTCTCTTCAATTGTATTATCTTGTTTGTCAGAATTTAAAGCTAATTCTACAAGACCTGAACATATTCGAATAGCAATTGCTTCATTGTTAGAAAATCTAGTACCAGGGTAATAATCATACTTAGGATTATTTTGTACCAGTTTTTCAATTATCTCATGAGAAGAATTTCTCATTCTATATAAAGATATTGCAGTTTGAATAAAGGGTTTTACTTTATCGGCATTTGAATTAAGACTAATGCCATTACATTTAAAATTTTTTATGTCCATTTTTTTATTATTTTAATAGTTCCTCGTTAAAGTAAGGCATCCCGACATTATACATTAATTGACAATAGAATTTAAGAGCCCGAATGCTAGTACCATCTGCTCTACCAATAGCACCTTGTAAATCGTTATCTACAACGGCTTGAACGAATCCACCTCCAGCGTATCCAACTTGCCATTTAGTGCATAAGATTGATGTTCCTATTTCGACAATATGGTCGTTTTGACAATCTAATTCGCTTAGTCCAGCGTGTGCTCCATTTTCTTTAAGATATTTTGCAACTAAGTTTTTTACTACTTCTATTTTTTTGAAAGTTTCCATATTAATTGTTTTGAGGTTCGTATGTAGGATAGTGGTTACAGATATCAAAGATTCTCATAATTCTTGATGCTAATTCGGTAGGTAATTGTAATGCTTCAATTTGAATTTCAGCGTATAAATACCCATCAAATAAACCATACATCATATTTTCTAAATTTCTAGAGTAATCGTTATCTCTAACTTCTCCAATAATGTCCATGATTTCAGTTCTAGTTTCTGCTCCCATGTATTCGTGTCTTTCAAATCTTGTGTAACTCATAATATTTCTTTGTTTTAATTAGATATGTAAATATAATCAAAAAAACCCAGATCCGAAAATCTGGGTTGTTAAAATTATGTTAATTTTTTGTTAAAGTTATTTCCAAAATATTTGGACGCAAATTAGGGCTAATGAAAGCACTAAAGATATTATTGTTTTAGTATTTAAGGGTTCATCCATTATTAAATAGGTTAGGACAGAAAAAGATATCATGCCCATTGTGAATCCAATAAATCTTCCAGGCCATAATTGACCACCATAATATTCTGCAATTAATCGAGTAGCTTCAATAAAAACATATGATATTGTTGAACCTCCTACAACTGCAACTAAAATAGGATTTTTTTTAAACCATGGCCAAACAAATTGACCGTTTGTTTGGAACCATATAAATGATTGTCCCATAAAGAACAAAAAAATTCCGTATATTAATGCTCTCAAAATAAGGTTCCTGTTTCGGTTAATAGATGAGAAATAAAACTCATTCGATGTTGTTCGCTTGGACCTAATGTTTTAATTGCATCAATATGTGCTTTGGTTCCATATCCTTTATTTGAATTCCAACCATATCCGGGAATCTCAATATCCAAATCTTTCATAACTGAATCCCGTTCGGTTTTGGCTAGAATACTTGCAGCAGCAATTGAGATATATTTATTGTCTCCTCCAACTACTGTTTCAAAAGGAATTCCTTCAAATCCGTGGAATTGGTCGCCATCAACTAATATAAAGTCAAATAATGCATTATTCTTTACACCTTCTAAACATCGTTGCATTCCAATTAAGGTTGCTTTTAAGATATTAGTTGCCTCAATATCTTCGGGAGATATATGTTCAATGTGATATGCAATAGCGTTTTCCTCGATAATTCGACGAGCCTCTTTTCGCTGTTGCTCATTTAAAAGTTTTGAATCTTTGATTAGGGGGTTTTCAAATCCAAATGGCATTATGCATGCGGCTACCGTAACAGGTCCACTTAGTGAACCTCGGCCAGCCTCATCAACACCAATTTCTATAATTGATTCATCTCCAGAGTAGGAGTGTTTAAGTAGTATTTGTCTGGTTTCCATCTATATGTTTTATACGTATTATATAGATGGATTCCAGATAGTTTCTTATTTTTCAGGATTTTCAACTCTCCATTTGTCGTATCTGTCTACAACATCTTGAAGTATTTTAGCTCTTACAATATCTTTATTCTCAAAAACATGTTCTCCTGTTCCTCTAATTCCCTTCATTAACTGCATGAATCCTGGAAGACCTGCACTTGCTTTTGGTATATCATATTGACTAATATCTCCAGTAACTAGAACCTTAGAATTTTTACCCATACGGGTAGTGAATAACATTAATTGTTTAAATGAAGCATTTTGCGCTTCATCTAGAATCATAAACGCATCATCAAATGTATCACCTCTCATAAATGCAAGTGGTTTAAATTCAATAGCACCTGAAGCAATTAAACCTTCGGTTAATTCATCACCTACTATTTTTTTAAAATTTGAAATATATGATTGCATATATGGATCGACCTTGTCTGCAATATCTCCAGGTAGGAATCCAAGTTTTTCTCCGGATTCTTGAATTGGTTTACATAGAATAATTTTTGAAACTCCTTTTGTTGCTAGCAACCATAGGGAAGTATAACACGCCGTAAATGTTTTTGAAGTTCCAGCAGGACCAGAACAGAATGTTATTTCATTTTTTTTAATTTTTTCAAAATAATCATATTGAGACGGCTTTAATTGTACTCCTACTAAATCTAATTCTTTTACTACTGTTTTTTTAGGACGTCCAATTGGATTTTTAGTAGTTGTGGGTTTTGCTTTAGTTGTTTTTGATTTACTTTCCACTGTTCTTTTTTGCATACAAATTTGTATATATTTAATCACCAGTCATTATGACTAGTTCTTTTAATTTCTTGAGCGAATCGCATTTTTCATATTCCTCTAACTCAACGAAATATTCTATTAGGACATCTACGAATTTACTTCGCTGTCCGATTCCATGTGGAATATCGATTGTGTGATTACCATCATTATAAACAACAAATCTATTAATGGTTTTAGTAAAATTTCTAGTAAGTATATAGTAGCTGGACCTCATCAGAGAATCTCTTTCCTCCCCTGTAATATCTCCCATCTTGCCTTAATGTTTTTAAAGTGGCTATAGCCACATATAATATATATTTTTAGCTAAGCGCTTTTAATATAACCGGGCTAAAAAGGTTACTATATTATATTATTGACAACTTTTCGATTATTTTTTTGAGTTCTTTACATTTTTCATAATCTTCTTTATCTTTAAAGAAATTAAGAACCGTTTTTACTCCTTCTATTTTTTCTTCAATGGTTCCGTCGTGCTTTAAAGCACCCATTTTACCATTGACAATAGAAGAGTACATAACATCCATCATATCTTCTTTGGAGGCTTCGTGTAATTTTTTTATAAATTTTCTTGATTCTTCCGGGCTTTCTTCAATGCTACTCATTTTGATTTTTTATCTTTTTAAGTAATTCTATTTCGGTTTCGGTTAAAGTTATGGGAAGAGTTCTTAATTTTACCATAAGATTTCCGAATCCTTCTGAATTATATATTGGCATTCCTTGCCCAACAACTCGTAGTAGTTGTGACTCATGTGAACCTTGAGGAACCTTAATTTTAATAGATTTTAGTTTGGTACGAATTTCAAATTCTCCTCCAAGCAAGATGTCAATCCAACTTAAGTTTAAATCAACATAAATATCACTTCCGTTAACAATAAGTTCAGGGTCTGGTAAAACATTGACAATTAAAATAATATCACCTGGAGGTGCAGATGAATTTACAGGATGGTTAGCTCCTTTACCTGGAATTTTAAGTTTTGTTCCATTCAAAATTCCTCGAGGTATATTGATATTAAATCCACCAGTCCCAACATCAATATATTTTCTCGAACCATCATAAGATTCTTCAAGAGTTATGTTGAGCATGACTCTAACATCAGATCCTCTTGCTTCTCCGCCAAATGATTGATTAAACATATCAGCAAAATCTCCACCAAATCCTCGAAAAGCGTGTGCAAATGGATTTGATGTGTCTTGATTTCCATGGAAATTGTTAAAGGGGTTATGTCCTCTAGATGGATTATCGTACTGCTCTTTTTTGACAGAGTCAGAAAGAGTTTCGTATGCTTCAGATATTTTTTTGAATTGTGTGTCGTCTCCCCCTGTTTTGTCAGGGTGATGCTCTTTTACAAGTTTCCTATAAGATTTTTTAATCTCTTCAGGAGTAGCATTCTTTGAAACATTAAGAGTTTCGTAATAATCCATTAGAGTTTATTTTTTAGAATTTCTAACTCTAACTGTCTGCTTTACTATAGGAATCGGAGCAGATTTTACCCGATTCTTGCTAGCTTCTTTTTTCTCAGCAACAAGAGCAGCTTGACCCTTTTTATAAGTTGCAATTTCTCTTAGCTGTTTGTTTTCCATACAAATTGCAATTCTTTCCAGACTATCTGCAATCTTTTTTAATAATTCTTCGTTCATATCGATATACTTTATTAGTACATTATATATTAAAGAAAAAAGGTCCTATAGGACCTTTGCTTTCTTAAGTATTTTATTTATTTTTGCGCATTTTTCGTACTCTTCGCGTTCTTCAAAAAGTTCTAACATATCTCCCAGTATTTTAACAATGGGTCTAATATCGATTTCTTGTTTTTCCATTAATTTAAAATCAACCCCTTTAGAAATTATTGATTCATAATTTTCATTTGCAAGTTTGATTTTCAAATCATACATTACGTTATTCATTTCGGCTTCTTTTTTAATAGTGTCGATTTCGTTTTCTTGTTCTTCAAATAAATTGTTAAAGTCTTCGTCCATGATTATAAGGTTTTAATTTGATATGTAAATATAATACAAATTCTTGACACGGTAAAACTTTTTATCAAAAAGTTATTAACAATTTAAAACGGTACCTCATCAACCATATCCATTCCTGATATTTTAAGCATCACATTCATTGTAGCTTTAACATCTCCTTCGCAATATGTTTTTATTTTTTCAATATTACCATTCCAATATTCTTCAGTAGTACTACTTGCTTCCATTATAGTTTTAGGGGATGGAATATTAAGAGTGTCACAAATTAAATCTAGTGATGCACTATTCCAACCTGCAAATTTCCAAATTTCATAAGTATCTACAAGACAGTTTTCCCAAGGTTTTTTCTTTTGCAAATGAAATTGATGAGGTATTGCTACTCCGTTTACAATAGATCTTTTTATTAGATATGGAAAATCAAAGTTTTTAATATTATGTCCAGCAAATTGAACTGAAGGACTTTGATTAAAAACAGCTTGAGCAGTTCCCATAAACTCTTTAAGAATTTCCATTTCACTACCCTTATAGAAAGAACGAATTTTTGAAGTTGTAATACCATCTTGGAATTTAATCTGTCCCATAGAAATTACAATAACCTTACTAAATTCTGGACTAAGCGCTGACATGTGAGTATACATTTCCGCATCGGTAAGTTTTGCTAAATGAGATTCGGTATTTCTGTGCTGTTCTGCTTTTTTAGCCCAATGCTTTACAGCGCCTGGTCTTTTATCACAGAATTCTTCGTAATTTGGGTATTCTGAAGAGGTTTCAATGTCAATAAATAACATTGACTTTAATTCGCTGGTGTTATACATGTCTTGAGTCGTTTAAATCTTTAAAAATCTTATAAATTGATATTGGGTATACACATTTTTTTACACTTTTGTCTGACTTTTCAGACATCCAATAATGTGGAATTCCATGTAACTTGGTCAATGATTCAATTAATGAAACTATAGGACCATGCATAGTACTTCCTGCAAATTTAAAATAGTAATTCTCACCAATCTTTGGTTTAATTACGCGGATTTTAAGTTCTTTTTTATCTTTTGCCATATACTAATTATACACAAGAAAATAAAAAAGTTTAAAGATGTGTAGTATCTACATGGTCATGGGACTGCCGAAGTTTAAGGTACCTATCATAAGATATTGTCATCTCGATCCATCCACCTGTAATGGATTTGGGTACTTCTTTATAGTCAATTATATAGTGAGCCGGCTCAGCAACTCTATCTAATAAGAAATCCATCATTAAGTCAGATTCTCTATTATGAACCCATATTTTTACAAAAGTATTATTCATTTTCGTTGTATATTATATTTGCTGCCATCTCTTCTTGGCCGAATCTTGAGACAGTATTTAAAGGAGCCCATGGACATTCTTCATGCGCCCAATCTTTTAATCCTAATTGTTCAAATCTATTTTTAATCTGCTCGTTATAATAATAGCTTATTGTTCTTACACGTCTTTGGATATCTGCTCTAGATAAATTGTGTGTGTTTTGTCCATTTGTGTTATTATATAAGAATTGAACGTATCCTAATTTTGGTATTTTACAAGTTATTGCTTTTAAGAATGTTCTCACAACTAACTCATAATCGTCGGCTATTACCAGACTTCTATTATGTCCTCCAACTTCAAAATAAGTAGATCGTCTCCATGCTCTTACGTGATTTGGTACGCCAACTATATGTCTAATTGTTTTTGGATTAATATTCTGCTGGTTTGAAACATCCATTATCTGTCCAGCATATTCTTCTTTTCTATATGATCCGTATCCAAGCGCAAATCCGTCCGGATAGGTTAAAGAATTCCAATTCTCATCAACTTCAACAGTATCATTAAAAAAGAATCCGGCTTCTGGGTGTTTTTTAGCTGCTTTATAAAGATCTTCAGTACACCATGGGACTAGTAAATCATCATGGTCTAATTCAGCTAAAATAAAACCCCTTGACATAGCGCAACATCTCCATTTAACCTCACCGATATTTCCACCGCTTTTTTCTCTAAAATCATAAAGACGTACTCTTGGGTCTTTTGCTGCAATAGATTCTGCTATTTTTAATGTTTTTCCGCCATCGGAAGAATCATTTACTAATACCCATTCCCAATTACCATAAGTTTGGTTCAATAAGGATTGATATGTATTGAATAGTTTTTCACCAGTATTGTATATTGGGGTAAAGTATGAAATCATTGAACTATCTTCTAATCCATCTGGGTTCAACATACTTTCCATTGAACATTGGTATGCAGTTTGTCCAACGTCTCCAATAGAAATTTCTTTGTCAAGATTTAACCATTTTCTTCTAAATTGAAGTGACATGCTTGCCATTTCCGGGAAATCTTCCCAAGATTTCCCTCTGGTTATAATAACATCTGGTTTAAATGAAGCTAATGATACCGCAATATCATTATCATTCTTTAAGTATTTAATCTCTAAGCTATCATCCTCGTAATCTAGTATTTTAAGTGATTTTAATTCAGGTTCATCATCACCAATATATAATACTTTAGGAAGTTTTGCTTTTGCGTTTTTCTGGAGATAGTTGTAGTGCGATAATGTTAATTCAGTAAATGTAAACCATTCAGGATGTTCTGTATGAATAGTTCCTATAAGAATTCCATCTGCTCGATAGTCAGGTAAATATTTATATCCGTATTTATTGTAAACTTCGGTATTAACGATATATTGCGCTAAATCTATACACTGGACTTTTGTATATTTAGGAGCTGCCTTTCTATATGTTAAGTTGGTAAAATCCTTTCCTGCGACATTCTGCGAAACCACATGAACTTTTTTGTCTGGATTCTCTAATGAAGATTGTAAAACATATTCATAGAAACCTTCATGAATAATATTGTCATCATCTAAAAAATAAACCCAACCTTCTCCAAATTTTGAAATTATAGCAGAACACTGAGGATATAACATTCCTATGGAGTCTCCCTTTTCAAAATGATATGTTGTTGAATCATCTTTTAAATCACATAGTAATTCTGCATCAATATCTTTAAGATTTTTAGTGTCAAATACTAAGTGCCAATTAATTTCACATCCGCTTGGAATATTATTAAAAACAGATTCTTTAACAGTCTTTAAATTTTGCAGACGAGTAGCTCGAGTTATTATATTAATTTTCATACTAATTATATTATAAAAATAAAATTAGTTTATATATTTTTAGTATTTATTTAGATGCCGTGTTTGATTCGGTTAAACAGCATACTCTTCATTATTGGTAACATACAATCATTGTATGGAGGTAGCGAAGTTTTGAATTTTGTATCGAATCTAAAAAATCTGTAAGAAGTACTTTCTAATTCTATTTTTTTAATAAACTCAGAAATCTCTTTGGTTGAATTTTCTAGCTCTTCAACTTTCTTTAAATTAAACTCGCTCCAATTTATTTTAAAAGATGAAGGTTCTATATAAGAATAGACATGAATTTTTTGATTTATTATATCAATGTAAAAAATGTACCCTTTAGTATTGAGGTGCTTTTTCTCTGGAATCTCGGTAATAGTACACTGTGATTCAACTAGTCTCCATTTATCTCTAATGATTCGGTATAGGTCTTCTAGTTTTTCAATTGCAGTGTCACAAACATCATACATTGAGTTGACACCATCAATTTCTTCTGGATAGTCATATTTTAAAGACATTGTATCAACATCAATTCCAGTAATTATTCTGGTTTTGCTTTCAATTTCGTCTTTTCCGTATTTAATATTGTATAGTTTTTCAAGTTCGGTCTCTACTTCTAAAATAGCAGAATACAGGCTATTGGCAGAAATCATTTTTTTAATTTTATCGATTCCAGCAAGTAGCTTGTAATATTTTAACTCATAGTCATGAGGCGGCTCTGTTAGCCAATTTGGTGCAAAGACATTCATACCTATATCTATCTCAAGTATACTAAATTATATAGGTATTTTTTGTTTATATTATTATAATCTAAGACTTAGTTCTTTTGTTAATATTGCTTTGTACTTTGCTTGTAGTTTTTCTAGGATTAACTGTAGTTAGTCCCCATTGTAGAATAAACCAACTTGCCTCTTTTTCAGCAGCAACTTTTGATATTTTAAGCACTTCGCGTATTCTTTCCACAGAATATTTAATAAATGCCTCTTCTTTCTCTGGAGTAGTTTTATAATCCATATACCATGATGGATTGGTTTTAACATCTTCGTATGTTACTCCATGGTCTTTAAGTTGATAGTTGATTAATTCAACAAAAAGTTCTCTTTGTTTTTCTCGGTTTGTCATAATGAAATTAATGAAATAAATGTATTTTTATCGTTTAATCTTACAAAATCAGAGTAGGAAATATCTATTAAGTATGAATCTTTAAAGTAGGTTGGGGATATTGTAATTGGATATAGCTCTGCATCTAATTTTCCTTTAATTATTTTATCTAAGTATTCAAGTTCTCCTTCATGTATGTAAAAATGAATTTTCATTTATTTTCTAGATTTTGATTTAACAGGATTAATAATCTCGTCGATTATACCGTATTTAAGTGCTTCTTCTGCGCTTAACCATAAATCTCTAGTAGCATCTGCCATTACTTGTTCAGGTTTTTTATCACAATAAGCTCCTAATAAATTAAAAAGTTCTTTATTTACTTTTTGCCATTCTGCCCAGTCTATTTCAGCATCTTGTATATTTCCGCTGAATCCTCCTGAGGATTGGTGTAGCATCGTAGTCGAATGTCTTAGTGAACTTCTCTTGCCTTTAGTTCCAGCACCTAATAATACTGAACCCATCGAAGCAGCCATTCCTGTATTTACTGTTTTGATATCGGATTTAATCCATTCCATAACATCAACCATAGAAAGCCCAGATTTTACAGAACCTCCAGGACTATCAATGTGCATTGTTATATCTCGGTCATCAGTACTATCTAAAAACATCAATTGAGCTTGAACTATAGTAGACATATTGTCATTAACAGGTCCTGCAACCCATAGTAATCTGTCCATCATTAACCTTGAGAAAATATCCATTTGAGTAGCTCTTAATTGTCTCTCTTCTAGGATATAAGGTGTCATTGAAGATTCAATTTGGTTTTTATAGTAATGCATGTTCATTGAACTTATGCCCTTGTCTAGCATTGCGTATCTTTCGAATTCTTTTCCGTGATTCATTATAGTTTCTTTAATAGTTTTTTAATTTGTGCGCATCTTTCATACTTTTCATGAAAGGTATAGAATTCCAGGCTTTTTAATATTGATTGTTTATATGAACTCTTTGGAAGTTCTGCATGTTGAATAGCTCCATTTTCATATACAAAATAACAGAGTAGGGTTTCATCACATTCTTTTTTAATATTCATCTCGATAAAATCGACAATTCTATCATGGAATTCAAAATCGTTCTTAATTGAATCGAAATTCTTTCCATTTATATAGAATTCTGGAATATTTAATTTGGGTTTCATACACTCAATCATAACTCTCTTATATTAAGATATTCTGATAATATGTTAATATAATTTTCTTTAGGCAATTCTTTGTCAATTGCACCATTTATACTATTTATCATCGAAATTCCATATCTACTTAATTGCATCTCTCCATTTTCAATATTGAAAATTGGGTCTAATAAATTCATTGAGTATTGTTTTTCATGAAGAGGTTCATGAACTATCTTTTCGGCTAATTCAAAATGTCTTTCGTAGAAGTGGATGTTATCTGCCCAGTGGTGGTATACTCCAAGTTCTAATTCTGGGTAAGTGGACTTTAACCAAAGATAAACATGTTGTTGTACAAGCGCAAAGAATGGAGCATCAAAGGTAAGTCCATAAAATATATCATTAGAACGCATTTGAACTTTCATATCTAGCTTATTGCGTCTGATTGAGAAGTTTAAGTACATAGTACATACAAAATCTTTATTACCTTCAAACTGGTATTTTGGCTGATTTAAGAAAGCAATTGCCTGTCTAGTGTTCTTGTCTTTTTTAAGAGAATCAACTACCCATTGTAATTGTTCTCCAAAAAGAAGAGAACCATAATTTGAATTAATTTCATTTGTTCCAGGATTTGTTATGTTTTTCCAGAATCCAGAAAACTTATTAATATAATCTATATCAGTATCTTTGTTAAGGTACCATGCTAATTCTCCAGCGAAGTATTTCCAATTAAACTCTCTACTAGTAAAATTAGCAAATGGTTCTTTTGGATTAATTTGATATCCAGCATATAGTAATTCGGTTACTTCAAGGTCTCTTGGTTTAGAGACCTCTCCGTGAATTTTTATATCCGAAATAATATGCTTAAATTGATTTGAGAATGTTTTCATATTTCTAATTTTATTATATTATATGATTATTTTACAGAAAGTTTCTCATCTCCTTTTTTATGAGATATTGTGTATGTTTTATTTCCTTTAACAATTTCTTTAGC